CATCAAAAGGTTTAATGAGATTATTACTTCAACCTACACACTTAACAGCAGCTTCTTCTGGAACAACCACAAACGCAATAGTAGATGAATATTTAGACACCGATGAAGTTGGATATATGCATTGGGAATGGGGCGATGAAAGATTCGAGCATGGAAGCACAGCCGTAGGACACACTATATCTAATACAGAAGCATTTTTAACAAAAAGAGAAAATATGGCATGTGCTGCTAAAGTTTTAGAAGTTATTGATAGGACCTCTTCACAAGTAACAGGTACAATTACTTTAAGAGTAGATACCACCGAACCACTTAATTCTATTCCCGGCACAACATATAGAGCTTTCCTTGTTGGTGAAAGTGGTGATGGTTCTTATAAATCAGGTCTATCTATAAGTGTTTTAAGTAAAGAAAGTATACAAATATCCAATTGGAATGGTAAAAGTGAAAGTGGTTCAAATATGCTTGATATTATTGGTACTAGCGCTGCTAGAGCAACAGAACTATCTAGATTATGGATAGGACCTGAAAAATATTGGGTAGGATTCATGATAAGGAATCAAACAGGACTTTCTAGTACTTCTATTGAAACATTACCTAATAAAATGTATGAATCAGTTTGTATTGTAGCTCCATCTGGTGGAGAAAGAACAAACTATACTACCCAAGGACAGGGTCAATCTGCTTTATATCCAGCATGGGGAACCCCCGGTGCTACATATAGAGAATCAACATATAATGCAGATAAAGTATCAGGAATTAGAGGAGCATATATTAATAATTGGAGTCCTTCCCCTAATATGGACCCTACACAAACAATTTACGATTTACAAGATTTTGGACATGGAGGAGCAAAAGAAGACGCTTCTGAAAATGATTTAGAAAATAATGTATCAGGAGGATATGCTGCTAAATTTATTCCAAGAACGGGACAAATTAATAAAATAAACATTCCAAAATTATTTAATACAGGTGAAGCTAAAAAGGAGGGAGACACTATAGATTTAGCTATTCAAGCTGAAAGTGCTAGCAACCCATCAGTACTTTCTATATCATCTATAGACAATGGTACACTACCTAAACCTTTCATGCTGACTGTTTTTGAAGATGCAAAACCAGCCAACCCAACAGATTTTAAGGTAGTTCCTTATGACAAGGACCCATTTTACCCAGAATTTAAATGGTCAGCCAGCGATAGCGATTTGTGGTATGGTTTTATTATTATAGATGATAGACCTATTAACAATCAATATCATCACTCTTTGTTACACGTTCCACTAGATGAAGATTTAAGAACTGTGGCTTCTTCTTATGATAACACCAAAGGCCATTATTATGCAGAAACATCAAGTCCTGTAATTTATGGACATAGATACGAAAACACGTCAGTTTACCCAAGTGGTGTGCATTCATCAGATGCATTGGCATCTGCTGGGACAGCGGCAATTAATGCTGTTGGTGTTAAGTTATATGATAACGAAGAAGGATTAGCAGGTAATACTAAAATGTTCAATGATTCAGATGGTACGTATGCCCAATTTAATTTTAACACTACACCGGGCAGTTCTGATTTCAGTTACCCTGTAGATGAAATGAGTGTAGTTGTACACATTACTCCTACCTCTTGGGGTGCAAATCGTTATATCTGTGCATTTAACGAACCTAGTGATACAACAACTACTAAAGATTCTTGGGGTATTTATTTAGATGCGAATGGACAAATAAATGCTTTCGTGTCAGCATCTCCGGGAACAACACATCAAACAACATATGCTGAATTAAAGTCAACAACAAAGGCCCCTATTGATGGAACGCCTACAGCAATTATATTAACAGTAGATACACAACTACATTCAGGTAATGTTAAGTTATATATAAATGGTAAGTTAGAAGACCAAACTGGTTTAAGAGGAACTGTATCTACAAATAACTGGCCTACCGACGCTGATTCTTTAGGAGGAGAAGCTATATTTTATGATACAAATGGTTCTGAAGATTTATTTATAGGTGCTAAATCACAAAATAGTTCCGCAGGACAGAATTCCTTTGAAGGTAAGATAGAAGAGTTTGTATGGTATGACAAATGTATCTACCCTGTTACCCCGCAAAATGGTAGTTTTGTTTTAGAAAAACCATTAGAGGAATTAGCGTCAGGCTCAACCTCAGCAAGCTCTAAATCATATGTAGCAAGACTATTTATAAAAGATTATCACAACATTAGAGGAAAGACGACTGGAGAAGTAGCTGCTTCTTCCCAAATATCGTTTAAAAAAGCAGCTTTTGAATTATACACTTAGGAGAAAATATGGCAAGCGCAGCAAATTTTGTATTAAAAGTATATCTGACTGAATCAGATGCTAGAGCAGATAGTAACCCTTTAGCAGTGGATTCTACAACTAATGAAGAAGGTTCTATTGTAAATAACGCTTCTCAGGCTGCTAACTACGGTTATTGGGCCTTTCAAAGATATTACTATAGAATAGAATCAAATGAACCAGTATCAGAATTTTACATAGATTGGGATGACGGAGAAGATAACTCACCAACAAAGGCAAATGTATCAATTATTAAAAACGATAAACCTAGCTTTTTTGGAGTTACTAGTCATATTTATACACAATCTAAAAAATTTTACCCTTTGATAAGGGTTAAAAGTATAGATGGTTTTTTATCTAAATGGTATACATCACACGCTAGTAACGGCGCTTCAGCAGCGCTCAACACATTTGCAGGTCTTGATGATGACATTAAAACAACTGCTTCAAGTGGTATAATTTACGACCAAGGTCAAAATTCATTTAGCGTTGTTTCTGTAGAAAAGAATGATGATGCTACAGCATTTGCACGTATACCAGTATTAGAACCAGCAAATATACCTTCTGTAGGTGTACTTAAAACAGATAGGAAAAGAGTGTTCTCAGGTATAGATAACACTTGGTTAGGTAACAACGGTAGAGTCTTAGACGAAGCTAGTGCTGAATATCCTGACACTGCAACAATACACGCAATATGTTCAAATCAAAACAGGGCCGCAGTAAATGTTAAGGTTACATATCAAGAAGGAGTCTTGGGTGGAGTTTCTGGTGTTTCAGTAATTTCAACAAAAGAAAAAGGTGCTGGTTCTACTGGATTTTCATCAGTAGAATTAGATGGTAAAGTTGTTTATTTTTATTCAATGGATGAAGTTTTTGGCGTATATATAACATGGACTGCTGGAGATGGTAGTCAAGCAAATGCATCACAACCAGCTATGGCAATTACAGGTGCAACACCAGTTGCAGCAAATATACCTACTTCTGGTTCAGGTGACGCTAATACTTATGTTAGTTCAGATAAATTAGCAGATGCCTTTGTTTCTGCTGTAGGTGGAGTGACATATCATGGTAGAGACCAATTTTCAGCAGTAAAATCAAGTGGTGTTGGTGATAGAAAATTAATTACTGTCACTTCAGCAGAAACAGGTGTACATCTTGCACCAGTTTATGGAAGCGGTGCAACCGCACTTTTTGAAACAAGTGTAAGTAGTGATACATTTCCACGTTTTACTACTGCTGGAGTAGATGCTTCAGATGGTACAATCAAACAAAGAACAGTAGTGACCAATGCATTTGATACAACAGGTAGAATAGAAAATGTTGCAAGAGTTCTTAGAATGGAACTAGTAAACAATTTAGAAAATAGCGATACTGCACATACAGGAAGTACAGGTACTTCTACATTAGCCCCCGGTGAAAGAGTTTACTTACAAGCTAATATTCGGGACGCAGAAAGCGACGGGACCTTCAACGATGCTTTACCTGATGCAACTGATAGAATAAATAATGTAAACGTACATAGTACTATATGTTCGGTTTCTCTAGGAAACCCTATAGTTGAATTGGATTCATTAGGTTCTTCTTTAACAGTAGACGCTACCGAATCTAAAATAAGATGCTCAAACAAATCAGTTTCAGCATATTATATTGACGATAATAAACTTATTAGTGGAGATACCACTGGTAATAGACAAGACCATCAAGCAGCAGATACTACATATAATATAACTGATAAGATTGTAGATGGTCAAGATTTTAAAGACACTGTAGGTGTTAAAGATTTAAGGTACAGTTTTGAGTGGTTTAGAGATTTCCAAGATAGCAACTATAGATTCTATCCACAAAAAAGACTAATTAGATGTCAGGTTGCAGACGACCATACACAAGCAGCAGATGATGGATTCAATAGGTCTCCTATAGTCTCATTTGACCCAAGCAGTTATTTAACAGTTGGAGCAGCCGCAGCAGATGCTGATGGTTTACCTTCTGAAGTAGCTAAACATAATTACGGCGCTTTCTTATTTACAAATAGAGCAAAAATAAGGACACCTGAATGGTTTGATTTAAATGTAACTAATAGAGGAGATAGAACTCAAATATTTGGTTGTGATACTAATACCACACATACACTTCTACCTTCTACAGCATATGACACATTAACAACAACTGCTCATTATGCGCCAGACAATGTATCTAATGCAGACGGAGATGGTGGTCTTGCTGATGCAGACACTGTCGGACCAAGAAATGCCTTATTCATGGCTAGAAAAGAAAAGTTTGATAGGATTTTTGTTAGAGTAAGCCATGATAGATTAACAGCAGCAGGTTTGGATATGTCAGTAATGGCAACAAGGGTTGATAATACTATAGGTGCAGACAATGAAGGTCTTCCAGAAGTTAGAATACAAGCATTATATCCAGCCAAAAAGACTAGGAATTCTTCTACAATAGTATGGAAACCACTTAAAATAATAGATAGAACCAGATTAAAAAGTAAAGACAATAGTAGTTTTTATACGTCAGGGGATATAACCTTTATACCACCTTCCGACTGGGAAAAAACTCAACACAGTACAAATGTTGTATATCCTTATGAATCATCTTTTATGGATGAAAAAGGTTCAGGAACAGATGGTATAGATGACAAATGGAATCAAGATTCATATGCTCTTTTATTTTTAGTTACTATGATAGACAGTGATGGAGATGCTAGCGGATTAGAAACAATTAAACCATGTTTCAACGTAATGCATATGTACCCATTCAATAATTCACATTCTCAGATGATAGAAATAGTTGACCCTATGCATGTATCATTAAACAAACATGGTATAGCACAATCCGTTTCTTTTGTTAGAAAGGGTAAATATCAAGAAATAAAAGATAGGTCAGGTATAAATATGCTTAGACGTGTTGGTGCAGAGGGTGGTTCTATTAAATTAGGAAGTATAGATTTAGCAGGTGACCCTAATACAACTAGAGCTAAATTCGATGAATTCGTTAAAGATGCTGTACCTGTATATTATGACGTTACACACTCAGATAGTAGTATAACTAGGTTGTTTGGTGTTATGGTAGACATGTCGGAAGACCATCCTACTGCAAAAGTTAACCCTAAATTTGCATGTACTATGAAAGTTACTCATATGTTAGAAATAGATAGTAGCGGTAATATAACTGGTGATGGATATAAACCATTAGGTGGAGATGTAATAGATGTCGGTCAATACTTATCAGCAGCCTAGATTAATAATAGGCGATAAAGAATATTCGCAGTTTGGGAGTGTAAGTCTAAATTTCCCCGGTAACAGTAAAATTAATTCTATGACTTTTACACTAAATGATAGTGACGCTCAAGAAGGTAAATTTCTTAATAAAGAAGTTAAATTTTACTTAAATTATGGAACTGAAGATAGTATTCCTTTTTTTAGGGGTTTTATACGTCAATTTACACCCAGTGATAAAGATATAAAGATAGTAGCTTATGATGGTAGAACATTTATACAAGGTAAAGAAGCACAAACTATTTCTGTAACTGATTTCGATAATTTTGATGGTTTTACCGTAGCACAATATTTGTCACATATTATACAAGACAGAGTTAATATAAATGACACTACACGTATAGGATTAGAATCACTCACAGATGTGTCCCCACCTGTTCTAATGAAAGGTGTAAGAGGTAAAAATCAATCACCATACGGATTAGCAATCAAACAACTTTCAGCTGCTTTTAATGAAGATAATTTAAACGACGGTGTTTTGTTTAGTTATAGTATAGATATGATAGATGATGGGAATACTTCTAATATAGTGTTAGTTAAAGAAAAAGATTTGGATAGCGTACCTTCTATGTCTTTTGCTTATCTAGATGGTATAGAAAGTTATAAACATAAAGTAAGAGCTACACCTTCTTATATTACAGCTGAAACAACAGATGGTAAAACAACTTTTTATAAAGATGGTAATTTGCCACAAGGTCTAATTGGTAAAACAATCAAAGGTAAATATGAAGATACTGCTTCAGCAACAGAAGCTGCATTATTTGAAGTTATATCGTCAGAAAAAAATACTACAGAAATATCTCTCAATGTTACTAAAGGTTTTGAAATAGGGATAGGTTCAATAGTTAGACTAATAGTACCAGAGGATGAACTTGCCAATACTAATCATCGAGTAGCTTCTAAAAAAATTAGTGTATCTGATAAAGGTACTAAATGTACTCTTAGTTTAAATAGAAGACCAGTAGAATTAGCTGATTATATCAGTAGCTCTTAGTATTCTTATTATATTTAGCTCTATCAGTATCTCCCAAACCTTTAGGGTCTGGTACGTCAGGATTAACAGTTCTAGCTCTTATAGTTCCTTCTGTTTGTTCTACAGCTCTTATAGAATGTACACTGTCTAGAGTACCATCATTTTTTAATCCTGCGTTTCTTCCCATTTTACGGGCTTGTCCTGTTAAATCTATATCAGATGTCACACTTATCTCCTACACACGCAAGTTCTTGTTTACCCTGAGTGTTGTCCTCAGTTTCATATTTAGAAAGTACGTTATAGTCTATTAGGGGGAGGGTCTTTATAAGCCTTTCGTAAGTATGGACGTCAATTTCCTCATATGGAGCCAATTTATAGTGTCCACCATCATATGGTAAAAACGACACACCATTAACAATATCCCAATTTTGATATACCCAATTACCTACTTCAAACCATTCATCTTCTCTTACATATACAGTCATACTGGCGTTATGTTCACACCAATTATGTTGTAGATTTTTATAATGTTTTAGTTGGTCCATAGCTGTTACATCTTTACGAGTTATACAACCTTCTGGCGCTTTTACTGGAAATTCTAAAACCCAAGTACTTGCATTTTCTTCTGTTTGACCAGTCTCAGGGTTACATGGGATACCCATATCTTTCATCATAGCAAAGAGTGGGTCTCTTGCTGCTATCCTGTATCTACGAATGTAATATTGTGAGTATCGTGGGTGCACTCCAGAGGCTGAATCTACTAACTGTGAAACAGTGCCACTTGGCTTGACACAAGTGGTAGCTACAGGCATATTTGTCCCTAGTACTCCTGATGCTTTACGAGCAATGCGTATTACGCGGCTTTTAAGCGCGCTTAAAGCCTCCGAGCTCAACACAGAGGGGTTATCCATCTGACCAGTCAAACTGACGCCTAGAAGCGCTTCTGTGTCACAGTTCTTTTTCCACTTATTTCTTAGGTATGGAAAGTCAGTAAAAGAGCTCTGTATGACTCCTAACCATGTTGCTGTCTCAACCTTGTCTAAAAGGGAGTCTAAATCATCCTCTGGTCTGACGACCACTTCAGATAGGTTACAGAACTCCATATCTCTAAGCATTATCTCTCCACAAGGATTTGTACCCTGTATTAGTGGAGCATAACGTCTAGATGGAGCTTTGCTCTGTGCAGCTTCTAGATTAAATATACCTCTTTCACCAGTGCCTGACTGAGCCAAAG